AATTAGATTTGACTATGCCAGAAATATTGTCTAAATTTTCTAAAACATATGAAAAAAATAAAGAATCGGATTATCCTATTTTTGAAGTACTATGTAGTGACATATTTCCTTTAGAGGAAACTTTGGTTCCAATATTTAAGAGAAAAATTTTATCATATATTAATCAACAAGTTAAAGTTAAAAAATTATTATCATAATGGACAAGAGACAAATTAAATCGTTAATGGATAAGTTAAGACAACCAATCCACATCAGTTACATTTCAAAGTATATCCTTAAACTTGATGAGGGTGAAACAAAAAAACAATTAGATATTTTAATATCTGAAGGTCACATTAAAGAAAGTAATTTAAGTCAAGGATTTTATGTTGCTATCTAAAAAAACATATCAGATTGGTTCGGGTTGTAGTCAGACGGTACTTAAAGCTTTTAATCAATCAATATTGTATAGTAAATCACCATCCGGTTGGTCCCTCAGACTTAATAACGGAATAGGTGTTAATGTTACAACAAAACCGTTATTCTCTGTTAGAAATGGGTATAAAAAAAGTATTAAATTAGGGAAATATTATATAGTAAAATTATGAAAGTAAAATTAGAGTATATTTGGTTGGACGGATATAAACCGGAACCAAATTTGAGAAGTAAAATTAAAGTTGTTGATACATTACCAAAAGAGATTGGTGATATCCCTGAGTGGGGTTTTGATGGTAGTTCAACTATGCAAGCTGAAGGATTCTCTTCAGACTGTTACCTTAAACCTGTTCGAATGTATCAAAAAGGTAATACCAATTTGGTTTATGTTTTATGTGAGGTATTGGATAAACATAATAAACCACACGATACAAACGATAGAAGTGAATTAGGTAAAGAAGACAATGATTTTTGGATTGGGTTTGAACAAGAATACTTTATTCGTTCATCACATAACAAAGATGTCTTAGGGTTTGAAAGAGGTGGGACAGTTGACCCACAAGGTAAATACTATTGTGGTGTTGGTGGACAAATCGTAGGTAGAGAGTTAAGTGATGAACATTTGGATTATTGTCTTGACTTGGGTATCAATGTTGAAGGAACCAATGCTGAGGTGGCACTTGGACAATGGGAATATCAAATATTCTCTAAAGGTAAATTAAAATCTGCCGATGACTTATGGATGTCAAGATACGTCTTACATAAATTAGCGGAAAAAAGAGGTTACGCAATTGAACTTCACCCAAAACCAATTCAAATTGGTGAGTGGAATGGGTCAGGATTACATACAAACTTCTCAAATAAAAAGATGAGAGAAGTTGGTGGAGAAACTTACTTCAAATCTATCTTCAACGCTTTTGAAACTAGACAAAAACATCACATTGATAATTATGGTTCAGATAATCATTTAAGATTAACCGGTAAATTTGAAACACAATCAATTGATAAATTTAGTTGGGGTGTATCAGATAGAGGAGCATCAATTAGAGTCCCTAAATCAGTTGGTGAAACTTGGAAAGGTTACCTTGAGGATAGAAGACCATCATCAAATGCTAATCCTTATAAAGTTATTAATGTTATCTATGACGCGTTGACTTTCGCAGACCAATTGGAAACAACTATTCACGCAATGTATGGTGATGTGGATACATCAAAATTAAGAGAACAATTCTCAGGAATTATGTCTGATGAAGAGTTATTAGGTGAATATCGAAATGATGACGATTATGAATTGACTTCGGAAATGATGGAATCAAAAGCGAATATACCAACAGAAGATATAACATCAAATTAATATGAGTGATAATAAAGAAATGGTGAACCACCCGGAACATTACGGTGGTCAGGACAATCCATATGAGGTTGTTAAAGTATGTGAGGCTTGGGGTCTTGATAAAGACGCTTACATTTTCAACGTAGTTAAGTATGTTGCAAGAGCGGGTAAGAAAGATACTGATAAAGAACTTCAGGATATGAAAAAAGCGTTGTGGTATTTGAATCGTAAAATTGAGAGACTTGAGAGTAACAGTTGATATTGATGAATACGCGGAAGGTGCGGTTCTATTAGACGGATTAGAAAGTGCAATCGTTGGGATTGTTGAGGACTTTGGTTCTCCGGGAAGAAAGATGTTATATTCAAAACAAAGAATATTAAACATCCTACAAGAGAGAGACCTAATGACGATGGGTGAGGCTGAAGAGTTTTACGATTATAACATATTGGGTTTGCACGCTAGTGACCAAAACGCGGTGTTTTTAGATTTAGAAATAACACCAATTAAAAAAGAAGATGGTTGGGAATACCAATTAAAAGAGTAATATGATAGAGACAGGAAAGATTATAAATGGGGATTGTGTTGAGGTAATGAAATCACTTCCGGATGGATGTGTCGACCTTTTGGTGACATCGCCTCCTTACAATGTCAACGTATCATATGATGTATATGATGATGGACGTTCAATGGATGAATATTGGGAGTTCACCCGACAATGGTTAACAGAATCATTAAGAATATTAAAAGATGATGGTAGAGTTGCAATCAATGTTCCAATAGAATTAAACGTTCAAGAAAGAGGTGGAAGAATATTATTCAACGCTGAATTTTGGATGATGATGAAGGAAGTTGGATTCAAATTCTTTGGGATGGTTGATTTGACTGAGGACTCACCTCACCGAGTTAGACAAACTGCTTGGGGTAGTTGGATGAGTGCAAGTTGTCCTTACATCTATAACCCAAAGGAATGTATCATATTGGCATATAAGAAAACTAATAAGAAATTAACCAAAGGTGAATCTCAGTGGAAGGGTGTCCCAACAGATGTTGAGCAACCGGACGGAACCATTAAAAATAAAGTGGTTTATCAAGATGAGGATAAGAAAGATTTTATGAACTTGGTATTTGGACGATGGGAATACTTTGCGGATACTAAATCATTAACCAAAGCAACATTCTCAATGGATATTCCGGTTAAGGCGATTAAGATATTATCATATAAGAACGATATAGTTCTTGACCCTTTTATGGGTAGTGGAACATCGGCAGTTGCTGCCGAGACATTAGGAAGACGATGGTTAGGAATTGAGTTATCACCAAACTATACCGAGGTCGCAAGAAAACGAGTGAATGCGTTTATTGAAGAAAGGAAACAATTACAATTAGAATTAAAAGAGGGGTAACATCCTCTTTTTTTATTTCCCGGATATTTATAATTAAAAATAGTATTATGGCAAAAAGATTTATAATTTCAGAAGATGAAAAAAGAGATATCCGTTCAAGATATGGATTATTAAATGAACAAATTCAATTAAGTGGTCAAGAAGTATTTGAATTACAAACGGCACTTAACGATTACTTTAAGATGAAAAAAGTAATGTCTAATGGTAAAATATTCCAAATACCGGTTGATTCTCAATGGGGTCCAACAACGGTAAATGCTCTTAAAAAATTCCAAACTATGGAAAAAATTGATTCAGACGGAATTCCGGGTGGAGATACTTACGATGCGTTACATAAATTAGGGTTAAACCAAGATATTATTGACAAAGCAATCAATTGGATAAGTAATTTATTTTAATATGAAAAAAACATTAACAGAGTCTGAATTAAAAGAACGAATAGTTCAAATTTATAAAGAAGAACAGGAAAAAATACTTCAAGAAAAATGGGATAACCTATCTAAAGAAGAAAAGATTTTTGTTGTTGAGTTCTTACGCTCAGTATATCCTGAAAAATCAGAATTACTTAGAGAGGGTAAATGGTATAATACTTTAGGTGATATTGTTGGTATTTTTGACCCAACAGGTATTGTTGATGTTGTTAACGGTATTAGTTATTGGAAACAAGGTGATAGATTATTTGCATTACTTTCATTTATATCTGCAGTACCATTAATTGGTGATTTAATTGCTAAACCGGTTGTTGGTGTTATGAAAACAGGTGGTGCGGCTTCTAAAGCGTTTAGAGCGGCTGCGGTTGCGGGAGATGCTTCTAAAATAGCTGAAACTGCAAAGGTTGCGGGAGGTCCAATCGCTAAAATGGTTGAAAAAGCACCAAGTTGGGGTGAAAAATTAGTTGGTATGTTAAAAGCGTCAATTGGTAGAATTCCATTGTTGGGTAGAGGATTAGTTAAACTTATTGAAGAATATATACAAATTTTCAAAGGAGCCGGTGCAAAAATGGGTACTCGAGCAACTGAATTGGCTAAATTAGAAGGTAAAGTTTTATCTAAAGCTGAGAAATCTAAATTGATTAAACAAATTGAGAAAGATACTGCGTTTAGAGGGTTTAGAGATAATAAAGGTTTAGCTAACGCCTCATTTATGACAAAAGTTCGTGGAGGTGTTCCAAGATTATTCGGTAATAGAGCAACACGTTCTTTAATGGGTAGAACTAAATGGTATTTAAGATTATTAGATTTTTTAGGTATTGCCAATTTTGTTGGACCGGAAGAATTGATGCAAAAATTTACTGATTTAGAAGAAAAAGTTGGTGAATTTAATAAAACACCTCAAGGTCAAAAAGCTTGGGCGGATGATTTTGGTTCAGTTTTTAATCAACCAACAACACCTACATCACCAGCACCAGCACCTGTGGCACCATCATCACCGTCAATGGGTGGGGATTTTATTGGAGATGCGTTAAAAAGTATGTTTGGTTCGGCACTTAAAGCCGCAATATAATTATGAAACAAATAATAACGGAAAGTGGTTTAAGGGGTATCAAAGAATTATCTAAAAGATATCCCAAAGCTGAAATATATTTTCACCAAGATTTAGACGGTGTAACGACAGCAATAGCGATGAGAAAATACCTTGAAAGTAATGGTATTAAGGTTGTTGATGCTCACGTTATTCAATATGGTGATAAAGAGTTTGCCGTTAAAAAAAATGATGCTAAAGGGGATGTGATGCCGGTCTTAGTGGATTTTGCTCACGGAAAACCAATGTTCGTTATTCATACTGACCATCACGATAGACAAGCCGGAGCTGAAGACACTAAATCAACATCGTTTAGACAATCTCGTTCTAATGTTGAAACAATTTCTCAAGTTGTTTCACCTAAAGATTTATTCCCATCTTCGGATATTTTATTAATTTCAACTGTTGATTCTGCTAACTACGCATTCAATGAAATTAGTGTTGACCAAGTAATATCTTATTTATTCAAGTTAGATAAAAATACTTCATTACAAAAGAATAAAATGTTAATGGGGTTAGTTGTTAACAAATTATTATTAGCCTTCAAAAACAAACCGGGATTTTTAGAACAATTGGTGATGGAATGTAGTCCATCTTTATTAAACATACTTCACACTATTAAAAAAATTATGGTTCAAAAAGGGTTTGCAAAACCTGAAAGTCTTGAACAAAATAAAGATGAATATGTTAAGTCAATGCAAGACAATCCTAATGTTAAAGTATTGGGGAATATAATTGTACAATATGGTGGTGGGTCAATGTTTAAGCCAGGTTCTTATGACCGATACACACCATTCAAAAATAATCCTGAAGCCGACTTTTTAGTTATTGCTTGGCCTTTGGGGCTAGTTCAAGCATCTTGTAATCCATTCAAAAAAGAAAGAGAATTAAAAGGTGTTAATTTAGGTGAGATAGCTCAAGAAGTTTTATCTAAGTGGGAAGACCAATTGAAACAACGTGAGATACCTCTTTCAACTATTAAATGGGTATCAGAAACTTCAAAAGATTTTAATACGGAATCAACAGGATTTACATTCAAAGATTTTGTTGCGTTATACGGTAAAGATTATAAATTAAAAGACCACGGTAAGGAAGAATTATTACATATTGGTGAGATGATGGAAAAACCTTTTTCTGAATTACCTGAAGAACATAGACAAATGTTGGATAATATTAATGTAAATGTTTGGGATTTCATTCAAGCAAATAGTGGAGGTCACAAATGTATTACAAATATTTCAGGATTAAGTTACTTAGGTAGAGGAAAAAGACCACCAAAAGGTAGTTATAGATATAATGAGGCGGAGGATTCACCGTCTGTTAAGTTTACCAAAATGATTCAGAATGAGTTTGTAAAATTATTACAAGAAAAAATTAGTCAAAGTCGCTAATTATTTTGTTACCGGTTTTAATACCTAATTCTTTACAGGTTCCACCTTGTAACTCTAGTATCATATCACCTTCGGAACAATAGTTTTCACACTCTTTAGTTTTACACGGAAGACAATTGTGAAATATTTTTGAAATAGTATTATCTTTAATATAAATTATGTCTAATGGTATTATACAATTCTTCATCCAAAAACAATGAGGACCGTCAGACATTAAAAATAACATTCCATTAAAATTACTGTCAAATTTTTTACCCATCATACCATTTTGAGTATGTTTTGATGAAAAAACAGTTTTGACATTGAATTTATTTTTATTTATACTTATAATCATATTTATAAATATCTAATTTTGTATAAAATGAAAGAAGTTAAACGATATTCCGGAGTAATTGTTAAATGCGGTGATGAGGTATTGCTTTGTAAAAGAAATGCTAATGATTCATTACCGGGTCAATGGAGTATACCTTGTGGTCATTTAGAAGACGGGGAACATCCAATGGATGGTGTTAAACGAGAATTTGAAGAAGAAACAAATTATACGTTAGATAATAAATTAAAATTGGTTGGGTTTGTTAAACGATATAATCGTGATGGGACTGAAATAAAAGGATTGATGTACGTATTTTTAATGGAGACTGATAAAAAGATAAATCCTGACTTGGAAAATGCTAAAGATGGTGAAGAGCATACGGAATGTGGATATTTTGACCTTGAAACACTACCATTTGATAATAAAAACGACCAATTATGTAAATTAATTACGAAATTATTAAAAAAAGATTGATTTTTCATTTTTAATTAATATTTATATATTCACAAGCCAACAACCCCCTTTCTTATTGGTTGGACACATTGAAACCTCAACAGAGTAAATTTTGTTGAGGTTTTTTTTGTTTATAACAAAAATAGTGTTATCTTTGTCGGGAATTTAATTATTAAGATATGATGATATTGGGAATTATTTTAGGTGTTATCTTATTGATAGTTGCAATGATTGGTGTTGGAGGTTCTATCCAAGACAAAAACAGAAGAGCTAGATGTAAGAATTGGAAAGTTGGTGATAAATTAGCGTTATGTAAAGGTAGACATAATGATATTTTAGACCATAGAAAGAAAGAATATGCAATCCTTAAAGGGTGGGATTTAGAACATCTTTATATTGATTGTGGTGATGATATGGTTTATCAGGTTAATTGGTCTGTAATGAATTTTAACAAATCTGCGACTTGGAGACAAAACTACGAAGAGGCTAAAAAAGTTATGGGTTGTGACCCGGCATTTAGTGGTGGTGTTGGGGATAGTTCAAGTTCTACCGGTAGAATTTATGATGGTAAACCAATTGATACTATGAATGAGATTGAGTGTGAGGTGTATTTGAAGAAAGCTTTGGATGACGAAGATTACGATACTGCTGAGTTGATTAAAAAAAGAATGGAAAAATTTAGATAAGATGAAAAATATGTTAAGAGGAATGGCTTTGTCAATTCTATTATATGTGGTTGTTACCGCATTATTAATTGGTGTGGTTGTATTGTGTGGTGGAGAATTTAATCAAATTCCGGGGATTGTATATCTTCCAATAGGAATTTTTACAGGAATTGCTGCCGGTTTTATTAATGAAAAATTGGATTAAGATGGAAAACACACATATTGATAAAATTAGACAGGCGGTTAATATTATTTGTGAACAAAATAATCTAAAACAACCCATAACTGTTCCATCTGCAGGTAAATTGATTGCGGAATATAATGGGATTGATTACGCAATTGAATTATTTGAAAACGCTTACATTGAATGTAAAGAAACTCCGAATAGGGATAACCCATTTGCTTTTGCCGCCTACGAAGCAACTTTAGAAACAATTTTAATACCTATGAGAGATAATAAATAAAATTTAATCCCAAATAATTTTTTTGTTTGGGATTTTTTTATATCTTTGTCGGATAAAATATTAGAAGATGGAAAATATGTTTAAGTTTTACGAAGTCGGGGGGAAAGTTAGAGACGAGATTTTAGGTCTTGAGTCTAAAGACGTGGATTACGTTGCTGTTCCTAACGATAAATTGTTACAGGACTTTGATACTGCTGAGTCTATGTTCTCTATGTTGGAACAATACCTAAAGGATGAGAAGTTTGAAATCTTCTTGGTTACTCCGGATTGTTTTACCATCAGAGCAAAGTTCCCAAAAGACCACAGATATAGTGGTGTTGCTGACTTTGTAATGGCTCGTAAGGAAGTTGGTTATGTTCCGGGAACAAGAACACCAATCGTTAAGCCAGGTACATTATATGATGACCTTGAAAGACGTGACTTCACATTGAACGCGTTGGCAAAGGATGAAGATGGGACAATCATTGATTTCTTCAACGGGTTGGACCATTTGAGATTCAAAATATTGATAACACCATTAGATGCTAATGTAACATTCAATGACGACCCACTTAGATTGTTAAGAGCGTTACGTTTCTCAATCACAAAAGATTTTAGAATGTGTGATGACATTTGGAATGAGTTGAATAACTTTGATTACGATGAGAAGATGAGTGTTGTTTCAACTGAAAGAATCCGCGAGGAATTGTTTAAGTGTTTCAAACACGATACACTTAAAACATTAGATAAGTTGAATGAGTTTAAGTATTTAAGAGATTATATTTTCAAAAACAATCTATTGTGGTTAAAACCAACAATGGAACAATAATAGACGTATGGTAAAATTAATATATAGATACGATTGGGGTGGAGAACCTTGTGGTGGAACAGAATTCATACCTTTTGAATATAAAGGTAAAGATGAGTTCGTGTATGATGTTCTAAAAAGATTCGATAAAAAATACTTCAAAGAACATCATTACGCCGAAATCTTGGGTCAAGACTTAAATGAGGGTGATATAAATGATATTGAACATAATGTTTTTACATTAGAAGAGTGGTTTAATAAAAGAAAAGAAATTACATTTGCATTATAAAAATAAACAAAATTATGGGAGAAAAATTTGAAGCAATATC